TGCATATCATCAAGAACTAAGTATGAACCGTGATGTAACAGGATTGAATGAAGGCCGTGATGCCTCTTCCACTAAACCTGATGCATTAAGTGGAGTGCAGAAACTTGGTGCATTAAAATCAAATACAGCAACACGCCACATCTTAGAAGGAAGTTTATTTATTACTCGAAAACTAACTGAAGCATTATCACTTCGTGTTGCAGACGTATTAGAATACTCTGACTTTAAAGAAGAGTTTACAATGCAAATTGGTAAATACAATGTTGCGATTTTAGAAGAGATTAAAGACTTGTACTTACATGACTTTGGAATATTTATAGAAGTTGCTCCAGATGAAGAAGAAAAAGCTCAATTAGAAGCTAATATTCAAATGGCATTACAGCGCGACCAGATATCTCTTGAGGATGCTATTGATATTCGTCAAATGAAGAATATTAAAATTGCGAATGAGTTATTAAAACTTAAACGCAAGAACAAGCAGAAGAAGGATATGGAGAATGAGCAAGCAAAAATTCAAATGCAAACTCAAGGTAATATCCAATCATCTGAAGCAGCTGCTCAATTTAAATTACAAGCTATTCAAGCTGAAGCACAAGCTAAAGCAATGGTTGCTCAAAACCAAATGCAACTAGATGTTCAACGCATGCAAGCAGAGGCTCAAATTAAAGAACAGTTGATGGGTGTTGAATTCCAATACAACATGCAATTAAAAGGCATGGAAGTTGATAAGATAAAACAACTTGATATGGATAAGGAAAAGGCAAAGGATGATCGCACAAAACTACAAGCAACTCAGCAATCAAAACTAATTGAGCAACGTCAAAAAGACTTGCCTGCAATGAATTTTGAATCTGAGGAAGATTCATTAGATGGCTTCAGTTTAGAGCAATTTAATCCAAGATAATTTTTATTATTACTTTTGTGCAACTAAATTAAATTAAATGGATAATATTCAAGTAAAACTTGTAGACTTTGAAGAAAAGTCTGTGCAAGAAATCGAGCAAAAGTTGCTTGAGGAGCACGAACAAAAGATGGCCGAAGATGTAGCTCCTGTTGAGGAGACACCTGTAGAACAGCCACCTGTAGTAGAGTCACCACAATTAGGTGACAATGACGTTCTTTCATATTTAAAAACTAAATTCAATAAGGAGGTTAACTCTTTAGATGAATTATTTGTAGAAAAGCCACAGCCTCAACAGGAACTACTTCCTGAGGACGTAAATGCTTTCTTGAAATTCAAGAAAGATACAGGGCGTGGTTTAGAAGATTTCTATCGTGTTAATCAAGATTTTTCTAAGATTTCACCAGAAAGACTTCTAGCTGACTATCTACGTGAGACTAATCCTGATTTTGATGATGAGGATATTGCTTTCGAATATGAATCTAAATTCTCTTATGATGAGGAATATGATGATGAGAAAGAAGTCAAACGTAAGAAGTTAGCACTTAAAAAAGAACTTGGAAAGGCTGCAAAGTACTTTGAAGAACAAAAGGAAAAATATAAAGCTCCCCTTGAGTCGAGGATGGAAGCTACTATTCCTGCTGAGGACAGAGAGGCTTTGGAATCTTACAAGCAATACATCAGTCAATCTACTGCTATGCAGCAAGATCAGGCTAAAAAGTCGGAGTACTTTATGAATAAGACAAATGAATTATTCTCTGATGAATTCAAAGGTTTTGATTTCAAAGTTGGAGATAAGGAAGTATCTTATAAACCAGGAACTCCAGAGCAGCTGAAAGCTCAACAAACAGACATTTCCAAATTCTTCAATAATTTCGTTGATGAAAATGGATACATTAAGGATGCTAAACAGTATCACAAAACAATTGCTGCGGCAATGAACCCTGATGCAATGGCCAAATTCTTTTATGATATGGGCAAAGCAGATGCAATTGATGACTCAGTTCGTCAAAGCAAGAACATCGATATGAGCGTTAGAAATGCTCCACAAAATATCGACAAAGGTGGGTTTAAAGTAACAGCATTGGATAGTGATCATGGTAACAGACTTAAGATTAAATCTTTAAAAAACTAAAACCAAAAAACAAAAACAATGGCTGGATCAGTTCAAGCTACCCCGGGCTTTCAATTAGAGCCCTCAGCGGTAAAGGCAACATTGCCTACAAACTACATTACTAACTTCGATTTCTTAAACCAGTATCTTCCTGATACTTACGAGGCAGAATTCGAGCGTTATGGTAATCGTTCTATTGCATCTTTCTTACGTATGGTAGGTGCAGAATTACCTTCTAACTCTGACTTAATTAATTGGGCAGAGCAAGGTCGTTTACACACTAATTATGTAAACTGTACTTCAGCAGCTGCTGCAGGACAAGATACAGCTGTGTGGACTGTTGAAGATGCAGATGTAACTGTTAACTTCCGTGTTAACCAAACTGTATTCTTATCTGCAAACTCTGGTTCTGCTTCTGATAAAGCGGTTATCACTGCAGTAGATACAACTGCTAACACTTTCACAGTAGCTTACTATGCTGCTTCAGGACAATCAATCGCTGTAGATACTGCTTCTACTGCATTCGTTTACGGTTCTGAATTCACTAAAGGTTCATTAGGAATGGACGGTTCTTTAGAGTCTCAAGATATCTTCTTCGAAAACAAGCCAATTATCATCAAAGATAAGTACGCTGTTTCTGGTTCTGACATGGCTCAAATCGGATGGGTTGAAGTAACTTCTGAGAATGGTGCTACTGGTTACTTATGGTACATCAAGTCTGAGCACGAGACTCGTTTACGTTTCGAAGATTACTTAGAGATGTCAATGGTTGAAGGTGTTCCTGCAGAAGCTGGTTCAGCTGCTGCTACTTACTTAACTGTAGCTTCTTCTCAAGTACAACCTGGTGCTGCTGGTACTCAAGGTTTATTCAATGCTGTTGCTGAGCGTGGAAACGTATGGGCAGGTGGTAACCCAACTACTTTGTCTGACTTCGATTCTATCATCCAACGTCTTGATAAGCAAGGAGCAATCCAAGAGAATGTTATCTTCTTAAACCGTAAGTTTGGTTTTGATATCGACGATATGTTGGCATCACAAAACTCTTATGGTTCAGGTGGTACTTCTTACGGTTTATTCGACAACAGCGAGCAAATGGCGTTAAACTTAGGTTTCACAGGCTTTAAGCGTGGATACGATTTCTACAAGACTGACTGGAAATACTTAAACGATGCAACTACTCGTGGTGGAATCGTAGGTGGAGCTATCAACGGTATCTTGGTACCTGCAGGTTCTACTAACGTATACGATCAAATCTTAGGAAAGAATGCTAAGCGTCCGTTCTTACACGTACGTTACCGTGCTTCTGAAACTGAAGATCGTCGTTACAAAACTTGGATCACTGGTTCTGCTGGTGGTGCTCAAACAAGTTCTTTAGATGCAATGGAAGTTAACTTCTTATCTGAGCGTGCATTATGTACACTTGGTGCGAACAACTTCTTCTTGTTCGAGAACTAGTAAACTTAGGGGGAGGCTTCGGTCTCCCCTTATTTAATTTGTTTAAATTTTAAAATCAAATATAATGTCAACTCAGAAAGAATTAAAGGACAAAATCTATGTCCTTAAAAGAAAAACATTCCCTATCAGCTTTATGCTTGCTAGTAGAAATACTAGAAACAAATCATTACTATACTTTGACGCTTCTAAAGGTCTTAACAGAGCTTTACGTTATGCAGTTAACCAAAAGTCTCCATTTGAAGATGAGCAAGATGGTAACTTCATTTTAGAGCCAATCATCTTTGAAGATGGTTTATTAGCTGTTAACAAATACAACCAAGTATTACAACAATTCTTAGAATTTCACCCAGACAATGGTGTGTTGTTCGAAGAGGTTGATACTCAGAGAGATGCAAACAATCAGATTGAGGTTATGTACTCTCAATTGGATGCACAACTTGCTGCACGTGATTTAGATATCAATACAGCTGATGCATTAGGACGTGTACTATTAGGTGCTCGTGTTGATCGTTTAACTACAGAGGAATTGAGACGTGACTTAATTTTATATGCACGTAACCATCCTTACGAATTTATGAATATGTTAAATGACCCTGAGCTTAAGTTGAATGATATCGCAGCTAAGGCATTGCAAGATGGTACGTTTGTATTGAAGAATAAGAAACGTGACATCTTCTTTAACCTGCCTGACAATAAGAATAAGTTAATGGGTGTTCCATTTGGAGAAGACCCAACCAAACTACTCGTGTCATGGCTCCAAAGCAATGATGGTTTAGATGTCTACGAGTTACTATCTAAAAAATATCGCTAAATTAAGAGGGCACACTGAGTGCCCTTTTTTTATTATCTTTGTCATTATGATAAATTCCGTACGAAATACTGTCCTAAATATTATCAATAAGGATAATAATGGGTTTATTACACCAGAAGAATTCAACAGCTTTGCAAAGCAAGCTCAGTTAGAATTGTTCCAACAATACTTCTTTGACTTTCAGCAGGCTAAGATAAAAGATATGAAGGGTATGGAGACCAGTGGGTATTCCGATATCACTAAGCAAATAGACCAAACAATTGACTATTTCTCAAAGAATGAAGACTTAGTATACAATTCAGGAGATAGTAGATTCGACTTACCTGCAAACTTTTTCTTATTAAATGTATTATACTATAATGGTAAAGAGGTTACTCACGTGGACCAAGGTAAATTATATTATTTGCTTAATTCCAATTTAACGGCACCTACAGAAACATACCCTACGTATGTTATGCAAGGAAATCAAGTTACTGTGTACCCAGATACTATTACGGATAATATTAATATTTACTATGTTCCCTACCCAGCGGATCCAAAGTGGACATATACAGTAGTTAACGGTAGCCCTTTGTTTAATCAATCAGCTAATGACTACCAAGATTTCGAGTTGGCTATATCTGACTTCCCTAAGTTAGTTGTTAAGATTTGCGAATATGCAGGTGTTAACATTAGAGAAATGGATGTGGTTCAAGCCGCAAGAGCAGAAGAAGCGTACACTGATCAAAAACAACAATAATGAATCAGGAAAAATATTATACCAATGATGGGGTAACACCCACTGATGCC